CACTTCCACACCTCGTGGAAGTCGTGGAAGTCTGTAAAACTTTCACTCCCACGCTACTACAGAAAGAATTTTAAAGTTTTGCTTGACATGACGCGCAGTTATGTTATAATTTATATATCAATACAGGGCAAACCTAATAATACAACGCTGGCAAGTCCAGCAAGGAGAAAAAACCATGATAACAAAACAAGGGAATTATGTAAACAAGGCAGACGGTCAAACGTATGACTTTGACTTTGACGTCCCCAATGATATCGGGGAACTTTTGGACATCACCAATGAGGGAGAGCGTAACAAGCTGGCCCTGCGCATGTATATAACAGACGCGCGTAACATATCCAGCGCAAAGGCGCAAGCGGAAGCTGGACACAATCAGCGCGTCATGACGGAAGAACAGAAAGCTAACGCGAAAGCGGAAAGACAAGCTAACGCGGGAATCCTTGCGAAAATCAAGGCCCTGTCCCCCAGCCAACGCGCGGCACTTGGCCTATAATTAAGGAAGCACACACCTGTATTGATACAAAAGCCCCTTGAAAACTCAAGGGGTTTTTTGTTGCCCTGGGTAGTATGTTATCAAGGAGGGAGAGCATACAAGCGCAGGCAAAAAGCAAAAATGAGGAGGGGGGCAAGCCCCCCACGCTTGTTATATGTTATAAATACCCCCGCTCGTATGCGCGACAAGTTTTTCGACTTCCAGCATGGAGAACATACAAGCATGCTTCGCACAGCATGGGGCCGTTGGCCGTTGGCCGTATATATAGGGAAAGTGACACCAGGGAGGTGACTTTCTCTAGCCAATTTAACGCTAGCGCAACGATTGCGCTTTGTCCGTATGTTTTGACCTTTAAACTTGCGTTCGTTCAACCTGGCGTATCCTAAAGCGATATTTATTTTAAAATTTTACTTGACATCTCCCTTTATGTGTGGCATAATAAGGAGTAAGTCTGATTTTTTTCGTAAGTTCAAACTTGAATTTTATTGAACTTATACTTTTTGCACCTGTTGAATATCACGAGCATCTTCAATTTTTGAACATATGGTTTCCAGGGATAACAGGAACGACTGGGACGCCGAATTTGTAAAGCATCACTAAAATAATAAAATTACAGCCACGCCTGATCCGCGTGACTGAAAACTCTGGCCAGAGCACATGGTTTTCGTGACGTAACCTCACGTAAGCTGTGTGCTCTTTTTTCTGCCCCCAGACTTTGGTTGGCGGCACGGATGGGCAAGAGAGGAGCATAACATGTACTTCCACGATATTGCAGATGTTCTACACGAGCTAGAAATGCGGCAGTTGCCAGAGATACAAGGAGAGGGCTCGAGGATTGAATTCTATTGTGGCGTTTGTAAGTTGGTGATTGAAGCAAAGGATGTATATGGGGGTGATGAATGAGGATATATGGTTTGATTTGCATCTGCCCAGAATGTAGACATGTATCACTATACCAGCCAACAAGCGATGGAACCTTTAATCTCTCGCCCTTGGCATGCGCGGCAGATGGATACATGATGAAGATTATAAAGGTGGATTCTTTCTTGATTGATAGATTGTTAAAAGGAGAAGATGTTAATGCCTCTTTTGGTGCCACAGGAACTTAAATCTCTTAAAACTATTGCTCTGCAACCACAGAACATGTCAAATCGAATTGAAGCGATTATGTGCATGGACCTTGCTGGAAAGGGGACTGGAGATATTGCTCGTGCTCTGGATATGACAGATTCCCGCATCTCTATTATCAAGGGTAGTCCGATGTATCAACAGGAGATTGTAAGTCGGCGGGATAAGCTGCTTTCAGAGTTTAGGGATAAGCAAACGGATAAGCTAATAGTTGGTGACCCTGTGGAAGAGATTCTAAAGGGTGCGGCCCTATCTGCCGCGCGAAAGAAGATAGACCTGATGGACAATGGTCGAAGTGAGTTTGTACAACTTGCAGCAGCTGGGGATATCCTAGACAGAGCGGGCTACAAGAGCTATCAGGAGAAGACGAAGATTAGTGTGGAGATTACGGATAAGATGAGTAATCGTTTCGAGGCCGCGCTTCGAGAGGGCGCGAGGATAAAGATTACAGAGGAAAGAAGCACGTGAACATAACACACATGACAGAGGAACAGAGAGGAATCATTCGTAAGGCATGCCTTCAGCGTTTCTATACATTTTGCAAGACTGTTATGGCTTATGATGATATCATAGAGGAACTGCACGGAGCATTCTGTGACTTCCTTCAAGCTCCTGGAAACAGGAAGCAATCTACAATGCCGCGGAGCTTTGTTAAAACGTGGATTGGCACCATTGCTTATTCCGTGTGGATAAGTCTTCCTAGAAATGAGGCAGACGAGTTCCCAGCGGGTATTGACCCCTTTGATAAATTCTACAACCTCGGACCAAACATTCGTATTTTAATAGCCTCTTATGTTATAAGCAACGCGGAAAAGATGATAAGTCTTATCCGAAAAACATATGAGTCTAATGTTGCCATGCAAATTCTCTTCCCAGAAGTCATCCCCGATAACTTTAAGAAGACGCGCTGGTCGAATGAGAGTGCTTGCATCAACCGAACAGAAAACTTTACAGAGTCTACATTTGAGGCCGCTGGCATCGGGGGCTCTTCAACCAGTCGCCATTATGACCTTATCATTGAAGACGATCTTATCTACGCAAATAAAGATGACTTCAGTGGTAAGGAACTCCAACCAAATCAGGAAGATATAGATAATGCTATTGGTTGGCATAAGATTGGAACCTCTCTTCTCGTCCCTGGAAAGCACACACATATTCACAATAGTGGTACACGTTGGGCAAAGCATGACCTTGTAGATTACATCTGGAAGAATGAACCTACCTATAATATCTTTCGCCGCGCTTGTGTAAAACTTCCAGAGGATATACTCAAGGGGGAGCAACTAGCAACAGATATTAACTGGGAAGAATGTGAACCTTCCTGGCCTGGAGCATATGACCTAGAACAGTTGAAGATTATTGCCCAAGCGCAGGGCCCCTATATGTTCGCGACACAATATCTCCTCATGCCAATGTCACCAGAGGAACTTCTCTTCAAAGCTAACTGGCTCCAATTCTATCAGCACAAGGAAGAGGTTCCAAAGACATCTCGAATCTTCACTACCGTTGACGTTAGTGAATGGGAACAGTCAGCAAGGAAGAAGACAGATTGTAACTCTGCTATCCTCACCTGCGCCTGGTGTGATAAGCGACACATGTGGATTCTCCACTACGACTACGGACGTTTCAATCCCACACAGATTATATTTCTCATGGCCAAGCATTGGCGGCTCTTCCACCCCGAGGCCATTTACATCGAAGCCATTTACTATCAAAAAGCACTTGCCCATTTTACAAGAGAATATATGGACATGGGTAAGATTCCTTTCATGACAATTCGCCAGCTTCTGCCAGAGTCCAACAAATCCAAGGATCTGCGAATTAGGGAGCTGGAACCTTTAGGGTCGAATCTGGCTATCCATTGTCGCGCTGATCATAAGGAATTTATAACAGAATGGTCAGAGTATATTCCTACCAATCGGTTGTGCAAAAAAGACCTTTTAGATGCAGCGGCATATCAAGTTCAGATTGCGCAACCTGGTGTTGTAGAGGCCCTTCCAAAGAGGAAAATTGAAGGAGAGCTTGTAGTAGTTCAAACTGCTGACGCCCTGCTTCGAGAAATCTGGGATGCAGATACGAAGAAGGACATGTTTGGAAATCCCAAGAGTCCTGCTAATCCCTTTGTTGGAAGAGATACCAGCTTGTTGGATATGTTAAGTGGCGTCATCGACCCCTTTCAATCTGGGGAGTAAGTTCAAATATTGAACTTACGCGGCCGCTTGTGGCCGTGGCATTTGAGTGTTGAATTGGAAACGCGTCTGCTTGCAGACGTTGTATTGAAGTGAGGAGATGAGGATATGCCTGAAGCTTTTGAAACTTGTGTAAAGAGTGGTGGGAGGGTGAGAACGAAGAGGTTGGGGAAGGGGAAGTATATGCATATATGTTTTAAGGGTGGGAAGAGTTATGCAGGAGAAGTGAAGACGAAGCAGATGGAAAAGACTGGGACGGATAAAAATGAATTTTCAGAGGGATTGAGGGGATAACATGAACGATGCCGCGAAAAAGAGAATAATGGACAAG